AGGGTGCGTTGCTGGCGCTCTCCTCGCCACCCTTGCCGGCGCCGGCAACAAACCGGCCGGCCTGATCACGGGTGCCCGCCTGGCGTGGCGTTGCGGTGGTTGACGGCGCCTTGCGAGCGCCCGCGGTAGCTGGCGCGCCTCGATCGGGGGAACGGCTACCCGCGCCTCTTTGGCCAGGCGCTTCAGTGCGAGGTGCTGGCGCCCGCGATCGGCGCGCCGATGGATCATTGGCTGCGCTGCCAGGGATTAACGGTGCACGGCTGGCGCCTGCAGGGGCTGGCTGCGCCGCGGGCCGGGCCGACGCAATCTGTCGCAACAGGCTGTTCGATTCGCTGGTGTTGGCCTCGATACTGCGCAGCAGCTTGAGCTGCTGCGCGATCTGGTCAATTTCGTCGGCTACGCTGTCGCCCCGTAGGAAGCCAGACGCTGCATCATGCTGCAGGGCCATGGCTTAGTACCCCCGCATGACAGAACCGACGACAGCCAGCGCCGTCTTCACGGTAGTGGCCATGGATTTGGCGTCCTGCTCCTCGGCCTTGTCCTGTTCGGTGTCCACATAGCCTGGCAGGTCGGCATTGGCCATGAAGCGACTGGCGCTGTCGAGCAGGGCCGTACCCTTATCCATAGGAATGCCACGCTCCATTACAGTTGGCGCGCTATCGAGCATCGCCGACGCGCCCAGCGCCTGCAGACGCTCTTTGTAAATGGCGATGGTTTCCACCAAGTCGTCATTGACCTTGCACTGCTCCAGGTATGCGGTACTGATCCCCATAGCTTGCTCATCAGAGGTTTTGATCAGCGAGTCAACCGAATCCAGCATCGCGGCCATGTCCGAGGCGAAGGTATCGGCCAGCATGAAAGCGCCCGCCCCCGTGCTGTCGAGCATGTAGCCGCGGTTGGTGTCGTAGTTGGGGCCGCGCACCAGGTCCATACCGAAATACCCCTTGGGTACGCGCACGCCGTTCTCTTCAGGCGCGTAGATCGCCGAACTGAAGCCGTACACCTTGCTTTCCCAGAGGCGCTGACCCACACGGCCGGGCGGGGTGTCGAGAAATTCCTGCTCGTGCTCGATGTCGCCGTTCGGGTAGCACTTGATATGCACGGTACGGGTGACCGGCACCAGCACCACCTCTTTGCCGTCCTCGATCACCGTCTCAGGCACCGCCAGGGTGTATTTCTCCCGGTACTGGTGGCCGATGTAGCCGACGATATCGCCCTTTCTGACCGCTTCCTGCATGGCAGGACCGTTGAACAGGCGCATCGCGGCGCCGATATCGATCCTGCGCGGCTGACCGGTGAAGGTGCGCCCGGTGTCGTTCAGGTTGTAGCGAATAACGCCCGTGCGCTTACTCATTGTCTTGCTCCTCGTTGTCGATTACGCCAGCATTGCCCGGTATCAGGTTCACGTCATCACCACCGTCCCCGCCGCCGAACCCTGGCTGTACGGGTGGCTTGGCGTTGGCCAGGCCTTTGGCGAACATATCCGCCGCTTCGGTATCAAGTTCCGCGGTCTTGGCCAGCATGTAGGCGTTGGTTTTCTCATCCATGCCGACGTCACGCATCTGCGCCAGCACCTGGACCAGAATCGCGGTCTTGTTCATTGCGCGTTCGGCGCTGGCCTGCTTTTCGTTCTCAAGGGCTGCGATCGAGCCATAGAAATTGACGGTGTAGGGCCGCTCGGCGTCGGACCAGCACTTGCCGAACTTGGCCAGCATGTGGCGATCGATAGTGTCGTTGGCCATCTTGGTGTAACTGGTGCGCAGCATCCGGGCCCGCTCGGCGCCGGAGGCACTGGTGCGGTTTGAACCGCCATCGCCCAGGCCGCCCGACAGCTGATCGGCAAAGCCCATCTGCGAGATATCGGTGCCCAAGGTGCCGCCCAGCTTCTTGGCGTGGAACATGACGTCTTCCACGCCGATGTTCTGCCCGCTGGCGCCCGAGGCAATGCTGCTGACTTGGGCCAGTTGCTTTTCGCCCCACACCGGCATGATGTTGAAGTTTCGGGCCGTGGAGTAAACGCCGTCCTGCACCTGCTTTTCGGCCCGCTGCTTCATGGCGAGCAGCATGGCGGTGGTGTTCTTCTTGATCTGGTCCTGCTGCTCTTTGGTGGTGTCCGACAGGTTCATCGCCAGCAACACCTCTTCGATCGAACCGGCGATACGCTGGCCCACCAAACCGCGCACGGCGGCGTAGAGGTTGTCAAAGTCTTGCTCTGCAGCTTCCAGCAGCGAGCCGCCCACCAGCGCCGGCAATGGCAGCATGCGGCTGATGTCACGGCCTTCCAGGTTGATCTTCTGGGCGTTCTCGATCGCTTTCATCTGCGGCAGCATGAGCATGCGCGGCATCTTGAGGCGCACCATGTCCAGGTGGCTCATGCGTGACTGCATCTTTTCGCCCAGGCTTACGACATACCCAACCGTGCGGCCCAGTTCTTCATAGGGCTGCACCAGGGGCGAGAACATCGTTTCGGCGTCGAAGGCGACAATGCCGCGCTTGGGTTCGGTGTAGATGCGGGCATAGGCATCGCCAAAGCCTGCAGCGTTGAAACCCATGTGATGCGCGGAGTCGTTGAGCATGCCGACGATAAGGCTCAATTCGTCGACCATCTTGCGATCGGCGCTGCTGATCTCGGGCTTAGGCTCGATAAACACGGTTTCACCCGTGGTTTCGTGCCCGCCCAGCGCCATCTGGACGTTGTTGCGCAAGGCGATGTTGATCATCCCCTCTTGCATCATGAAATGGTATTTGGTGTAGATCTGCGCGCGCGATCGCACGGGCTTGCCGGTACTACCCAGCAGCATTTCGATACCGACGTAATCGGCATCAAAGGTTGGCACGCTGTCCAAGCGGCTCATGGCGTGGTCATTCGCCTGGCGCGCCGACATGTCGGACAGCGTACCGCCCATGATCAGGTCAGTCGCCTTTCGGGTGCCGCTGGCCAGTCGCGCCATGAGCCCCTTTTTCGGGTCAGTAGAGTTAGCCATTCACCGTACACACATAGGCTGGAATTAAACCCCAGCGTACAGGCGCCTGTTATGGCTTCTCGGGCACGGTTTGCGCCTCTACAGCTCCTGCACCACGATGTTGTGGTGGGCGTTGAGACTCACATTCAGCTGCTTGTTGTCATCCAGATGGAGCCAGCGTTGCGCTATCTGGCCCTGCGACATATTTGGATATTGCCGCTGCGCCCGGTAAACGGCATCCGTCCAAGGGATGACTGATCCAATCAGGTGGCCGTACCTTTGCGCAAGCTCCCAGCAACACGAGTTCAGCACCTGGGCATCAGTCTGGGATGACTGCGCGAACTGCTTGATGATTTCAGAATCTGGCGTAGACATGACGCCTCCTACCGGTGAGTGGATGGGACCGCCTGCATACGATGACAGCTCGCTTTGCTGCCGACCAGCAGCGGCCAACCCAGCCCCCCTATAGCAGATCCTCGCTCACCTCTTCATCTGGGCGGGGATTGAGCAGATACCGACGGGTGTACGGCGGGATATTTACCGACCCGGTGACGTCGACGATCTCAAAGTTAACGATGACGCCGCCACCCATGAGCACAGCCACCAGCATGCGCTTGCCAGGTTCCACGTAGCCCTCACTGCCAGGATTGGGCAGCGGCTCGATCGAGGCCTCTAATACGCCCTCGCTGTAGTCCAGACGGCTGCCATCATCGGACGTATTGCCCAGCGGCGCCGCGTAGCCCTGCGCAAAGTGGATCTTTGCCTCACACGCCTCGATCCATTCGTACTGGACCTCATCCTCATCACTGAGCACGCCCAACCCGCCCAGCGTGGGGGCGCCGTCGAAGGTGGTGCCTTCGCTGGTGCGCGTCACGTGCTTGGTGAACAGTACGCAGTCGATGGAATTGACCTCGCGCAGTGTGCGCTGACGGTTTGCCCGGTTCATCTGGATAGCGATGTTGTTGATCATGCGTTATGCCCCTGCCTTCTCGACGCCCTTGAGCGCGGCGGCGATCTGTTTGGCCGAATACCCTTGTGCCTTCATAGCCGTGGCCAATGCGTCGTGCTGGCCAGCCTTGATGGGCTTGTTGACCTTGGCGGCCTTGCTGGTGCGCAGCTTGTCGTTGGCAGCACGCACGGCGGCCCGATCGGTCGCTTTGGCTTGTCTGGCGGCCTGCTGGCGCTGGAATGCCGGTTGCGCCTCGCGCCTGGCCTTTGCTTCGTCGTCGGTCCTGATCACAGTCCCGCGCTTGGCCTTCTTGCGTGCCTCCTCGACTTGCTCGATAAACGCCTGCTGCTGCGCCACGGTGACCGGCGTCTGGCGGTTACTGAGCGTCTTACGGCCGTTCTCGATCATGCGCTTGGCAAACAGGTTGAACGTTGCGCCGGCACTGATCACCGACATCACGCGGATGACGTGTTTGCAGGCGATGCCCATCAGCTTGGGGTTACGCACCCGCGGGAAACCATCCTCGGGACGGCCATAGTTGAAGTTGCCAATGCTCGCGATGTAGCGATACCAGTACGTATGGCGCCCACAGTCGCAATCAAAGCGGACCTTGCCCGCGACCATGCGTTGCGCCGCCTCAAGCGTGGTATTGCCGTCGGCCAGCACCTTGTCGTAGTCCAGGAACTGCACCATGACGTGGTGATGGGTAACGTCCGATTTGGCACTGGCGTTGGTCCGCATGTGCACCACGCCGCCCCGGTTATTGACCGGCGTGACCGTGTGGATCTCGCGGCTGGCGCGCTGGCGATCTTCCGGCGCCGACAGGTTCACCACCTGTTTGGCCAGGATGCCCCCTGCAGCGCCCGCAACCGGCGAGTTACCTTTGCGCTGGCCGTGGCGGCGCTGGATGTCGTTGACCGCGGCCTTGAACGCCATGAGGTCGTCACGGGTGACCGGACGGAATTCGCCGCCCAGTGTCGTGAACAAACCACGCTGCAGGTCGTACATCCCTGCCATGTCATCGGCAGAGAGGATCTGCGCCTGGTCACCAATCCGTTGCGCGCGATCGGCCTCAAACCGCTTTTTGGCCTCGGCGCTGGCCTTGGCCGCAGACGATACCAGGGGGTTGCGGGGTTTCTTGGCTGCCATCAGCGAACGGACCTCACGGCGCTGATAATCCCGGCCTTTTGCTTGAGATAGTTCAGGTGCTCTTTGGTGGGCAGAACCAGATCCTGCTCGACCAGCTCCGAATCGATCGTGGAAAGCCCTGCAGCTGCAGAAATGGTCGCCACCTCAGTGGCATCGCCATACACACGCAGCGCCAGCATGGGCAGGTGAAAGCGTTCCGACGGGAAGCTGCGCACCACTTGGCGGCGCGTGGAGTAGGACGGCTCTGTTAGCGCGAACTTGCGCACCTCCAGATAGAAACGGGCTTCGGGGATCATGGTGCACCCTCAAGGGCGTAGCGCTGGCGCCATGACAGGCGAGCGCGACGATTAACGAGGGTGAATTATCCCTGCGCTGGCTGGGGCGCTTGATTGGCACTTTGCGTGCTACAGACAAAACAAACCCCGCACGGGGCGGGGTATTGGCGATACGGGGCCGGTCAGTGTCCGCGATAGAAGTGCTCGAACTCGGACGGGCCTCGATCGTCATCCTCATCCACACAGTTGATGCACAGCGCCAGCAGCTCGTGCTCCATCTTCCACGCGGGATCATTGAGGTACAGCTGCCCGGTTTCCGTCTTCTTGGGCGCCATGGTTGCGATCTGCTGCGCCAGCACGTTGATCGGTGGGTAATGCACCACCCCATTCAATGCGCCAGCCTTGAGTCGCGCCAGACCCATTGCATAGTTGTCTTGGTATGCCGCTCGCAGTTGGTTGTCTTGGGGCGCTGACCACATGTCGGCGCAGCTCCAGCGCATGCCGTGGCTCATAGCGCCAAAGGTCAGGGTGCGAATCAGGAACGCACCGGACGACATCGGGTCAATCACCACCCGCGGCGACCCAAGGGCATCGGCATAGGCCACCAGACGCTTGGCGTAGGCGTCGGTCTGGTCACTGATCCCATGCAGGGTACGGGCACTGAGCAGCATGGCCCGGCGCTGATCACCCGGCACGTGGGCCGGCGCCACAATGAAGTGATAGCCGTGATAGCGGGTTTCATCACAGACCACCACGAGCAGGTGCTCGAAGGCCTCGCCTTGGCTGATGGGACCGCCCGCCGACAACGCCTGCGCCACCAGTGCGCCCACCTCGCCAGCCTTGAGGCTGATCCCGGCCGGGCGCCCACGCTTTTTACGGTTGAAGGGTTGATAGCTGTCTGACGTCGAGCCGGTGCGCGCCATCGGCATATAGGGCTTGAACTTGTTCCCTCGAAAGCTCGGGTCAAGATCGTCGTACTTGGCGTGACGGTTACCCCAGTTCATGCGGCCACCGCCAGCGCTGGGGCTTGTTCGGCGCATTCGTGCTTG